ACAACAAAGCGACTATAATTTGCCACCTGTAAAAAGCGAAGGTTTTTTTTTGAGTAAGAACGAACAAGTAGATGAAGTGTATGCAAAGTACAAGTCAATTACCAACATGAGTTACTCAGAATTAGAAGCTTGGTCAAATACAGAATGTTCTAAGAAAGCATCACTTGACAGAAGCCCTATCACTAGAAACCTAAGACTATTGTCTAAGAAGAAAGAAGATTGGACTACAGCAGATGCAGAAGACGCAAACAGAACTATAAGCTTTGTTAGCAGAATGAAAGGAGCAGAACAAGGTAAACCAGCATCAGAGGGTTGTCCTTCTAAAAGAGATATATCACTTAAAAATTGGGCTTACGATCCATCAAAATAAATATTATGAAATCATTTGAAATCTTAGAAAAAGCAATTAACAACCTTTTAGAATTAAAAAGGTTAACTGAGAAAAACACTAAGGGTATTAATCATGCAAATAAGCTTATTGCATCTGGCGATATTACTAGACCTGATAGTTGGGTAAGACCAACAGCAGAAATGGAAAATGCGTATTTGAAAGAAAATGGGTATGATAAATACTGTCTTTGGTTTCTTGGTGTAGACCCAGAGCTTAGTGAAGATACTAAGGGTCATTATGGATATATTTATACTTCAGATTTCAAAACTGTAGACAGAAGAGGTTTATCAGCTATTAGACAATACTCAGCTCAAAACAACATGAAGTCAATTTATGCTGCTGCTGGAAAAATGATTGAAGCTATAGACGCAAAAGAATAATGGCTAAACCACTTACACCATCACAGCAGTTTGCTTTGCAACAAAAGATTGCGAGGAAATCAATCAGAGAGTTTCAGCCTAAAATAAAAGAGGCTTTACAAGCTGACTTTGATAAAGCTGCTCAAATGGTTGAGGCATTAGGGGTAGAACAAGCGGCTAATAATCGTGCAGGATTTTTTACTGGCGATAAGATTAATAATATTTTACGAACTTTGTATGAGTCAACTGGCGGTTATACTGCCATGCGATACCAACAGATGTTTGAAACGAATAAGAAAGCGGAAGAGATTGACCTTGATCCTTTAAACATTTTGGATGAGTGGTTAGTATTTATGCTAACGTATTGGGTTAGTATTAGCGGACCTAAGATGTATGGCATAGAGAATACTACTGAAAACGAAATAGCTCGTATATTAGCGAATGTTATAAAGCTTGGTCGTGAGAATGGATTGTCACAAAATGAGGTTAATAAGTTGGCGATTCAGACTCTAAGAGAGGGAAAGATAAATAACGCAAGGAGTTTACTTATAGCAAGAACTGAAAGCCATCAGGCATTAAGTACAGGTGCTATAGGTGCGGTTAGGTTAGCAGGTGTTCCAATATTAAAACAATGGATAGCTGCTGAGTATCCAGCTAAGAGTGGTAAGCCAAGATTATGGCACAGGGATTTAGATAGACAAACGAATCCTGACAACAAAGGTGTAAGAATCCCTGTTAATCAACCATTCCTAGTGAACACTCCTGACTACGGACTAATAGAAATGCAATATGCACATGATGCAGCAGGGTTAGCAGTAAATAACTGCAACTGTAGATGCTGTACAGTTTATATAGCTTAAATAAAAAATATGAGTAACTTTTATAAAAAGAAAGCGGTAAGTGGAGCTCCAGTAGATATGGAGGATGGTAGCAGAGTAATTACAATGTATTATTCTGCGTTTGGTAATGTCGACAGCGATGGCGATGTTATTGTACCAGGTGCATTCACTAAAACGCTAAAAGAAAACGGACCTAGTGCCAAGAATAGAATCTGGCATTTATTTAACCATTCAACTGAAAAGCCAATTGCAAAACCATTCGAGATGATGGAAGATGGATTTGGCTTGAAGGCTAGAGTAAAGATGCCTAATACAACATTAGGTAACGACACTTATGAGTTGTATAAAGAAGGTCATATCACAGAACATAGCATTGGCTTTCAAACTATTAAGTCACAAGCTAAGTCAGGCTATAACGAAATCAATGAAATTAAATTGTTTGAGGGTAGTTCAGTATTGTGGGGTGCAAACGCAAATACACCAACAGTAGGAGTGAAGAGTCAGATTAAGTCTGTTCTTGTAGATGAGATGGGTAAAACTATCAAGTCTTTAAGAAACGGTCACTTTACTGATGAAACATTTGAGCTGTTAGAACTTAAACTAAAGCAATTACAACAATATCTTGCTGAGATGGAAGACGAAGACTCAGTCGACCTTGAAGAACAACCGCAAAAACCTATGGATGAAGACTTCGAATCTCCTGAAGTAGAAGCATTGGTAGAAGAGGAAGACCCGATGATTTCCATGCAAATCGAGATGAACAATTATTTAAAATCATTTAAAATTTTCAACTAATGGTAGAAGAAATCAAAAGTGCTTTCGAAGGCGTTAAAACCGAAGTAAACGGTGCTATCGAAACATTAAAAGCTGATAACGCAGTAGCGGTAGATGGCTTAAAAACAGAATTAGAAGAATTAAAATCTCAAATTTCAGTAGTTAAAGATGCTGCTGACAAATTAGAGGCAAAAAACAATCGTAAAACAATGAATGAAAATCAAGCAAAAGGGTTCAATTTATCCCTTGCTGAAGCAATCGAAAAGAATGCTGACAGTATCGCAAAATTAGGTCGTGGTGAGCAGAAGCGTTCTGGCTTTATCTTAGACACTAAGGCAGTAGGCAACATGACAGAAGCAGTTAACTTAACTGGTGGTTTAGAAAGACAATATGCTCCACAAGTATATGCTCTACCTTCTCGTAAAGTGCATATCAGAAGTTTATTGCCAGTAGGTAATTTATCTACAGGTTTATTTACTTTCCCTAAAGAAACAGGTGGTGAAGGTGATGCAGCTCCACAAACTCAAGGTTCTGCTAAATCTCAAATCGATTTCGATATCACAATGACTGATGCTCCTGCACAGTACATCGCTGGTTTCGTAAGAATCTCTCGTCAAATGTTGGATGATGTTCCTGCTATGACTTCTTTCTTACAAGCTCGTTTGTTAGAGAAGTATTTATTAGCTGAAGATGCTCAATTATTGAATGGTAATGGTACTGCTCCTAACTTACAAGGTATTACTGGTGTAGCTTCTGCTGCAACTGGTGCTGCAACTGTAGATGTTGAGCAATTAGTACAAGCTATTGCACAGGTATATACTGCTGATTATTCTGCTAATGGTATCTTGATCAACCCAACTGATTGGGCTGCTATCATGAATACTAAGAATACTAACTCAGCTTATAGCCTTCCAGGTTCTACAGTTGTTACAACTGATGGTACTCTTACTATTGCTGGTATTCCAGTGTTCCAATCTACAGCAATTGCTGCTGATAAGTTCTTAGTAGGTGACTGGGCTATGGGTGCTCAAATCATGCAAAATCAAGGTATCTCTGTTCAGTTCTCTGAAATGGATAGCGATAACTTCCAAAAGAACTTGATTACTGTAAGAGTTGAAGCTCGTATTGCATTCCCTATCTACTATAGTGGTGCATTCGTTTATGGTGATTTCGGTAACGTAGCTTAATCCTAGATTAAACTAAAATACAAGGGGGCAGCCGCAAACTGCCTCCTTTTTTTATGTCCGCTATATTTTAGTTATTTTTGTAAAAACAATGGCATAATGCAAATAGTAAGAGATATTACAACCACAGTAGCACCTTCAGCCACAGTGGTTACTTTAGCGGAAGCTAAGAATTACCTTAGAGTAGATTATAGTGAAGATGACGCTTTGATTACATCTTTAATCAATACAGCTCAAACAAGACTTGAGCAATATGCAGGTGTTGCAATGACTCCTAGAACTTTAAGAGTTGTAGCTTATGTAGATGACTTTTTAGAACTTCCTTATGTACCTACTAATGTTATATCAGTAGTCGAGTATTGGGATAACACAGCTTGGGTTGTAATACCTGTAGGTGGTTACCAGGTGCTTGGCGAAACTACCAAAAAGATATACATGACTAGCATCTATAATAACGAGTTTAGGTTTACTTATACTTGTGGTTATGCTACTACTCCTGCAACAATGAAGACTGCCCTTTTAAAGATGGTTTCAGACCTATATGAGTACAGAGAGTCTTCGGTTGAAGCAACTAAGCCTTCAGCTAATTTGATGACCGCATACGAGCTAATGAAGCCATTTAAACGCATAATCGTTATTTTATAATGATAGGAAGATTAATGAATAGGATTACTTTTAATAGTAAGACTGGAGCTTCTGACGGTGCTGGTGGGTTTGTAAACACTCTTGCATCTTATTATACTTGTTGGGCAGAGATTGTTACAGATAGTAATACTAGAACAAATATAGCTGGTACGGATGGTTTTGCTGCTGATAT